AAGCTAATTACTTAAAGACTTCTAAGGGAGCAGGGATGACTAAAGCCGGGGTAGCAGCACACCGCAAAGCTAATCCTGGTTCTAAACTTAAGACAGCAGTAACTGGTAAAGTTAAACCTGGTAGTGCTGATGCTAAGAGGCGTAAGGCTTTCTGTAGTCGATCTAAGAGTTGGAAAGGCGAGAGGGGTCTTGCAGCCAGGAAAAGATGGAAGTGCTAACCAATATCAATTAATTTAAATATAATAATGAGTAGGAGACTAAAAAGATGGCAACTAAAGAGCAAAAAGGTAATAACTTCGGACATAAGAAGTCTAAGAAGAGTTGGGCAGGTATGAACCTCTCTGAGCGTAAGAGAGCACGTACTGAGTACGGACAGTGGAAACGTTCAGAAGAAGGTCGACAGGGTGGTACGTACTACGGAGTAAAGCCACCTAAGGGTTGGACTGCTGCATCTAATAAAACTACAACAGCTAAGAAAGCAGCACCTAAGAAGACAACAGCACCAGCTAAGGCACCAGCTAAGACAACACCAGCTAAGACTCATCCTTTTTCTGCTGGTCAAGCAGGTGCTAATAAAACCACAGGTCGTGTTAAGCATACAGGACCGGGTAACTACTCAGGAACTGGTCGAGTAGGATCAGGTAGTACGAAAAAACCTAAACAAACAGCAGGTAAAGTTAAGCCTACAGGACCAGGTAACTACGCAAAAGCTGGGTGGGCTGGTCCTAAAGGTTGGAAGTTTGATGGTAAGCGAATGGATAGAAAACCTTCTGACCTCGCAGAAAAAAGGATGTGGTGGAACTACCAACGGAAATACAATCCTGCTGTAAAGGGTAAAGATGGCCTTCTTAGTTACGACATGGGTTCTTACTGGAAAAAGATATGGGGTAAGTAATGGCTAACTGGAAAACCTACACATCCATTAGTGCAGCTAAGAAGTCTGGTTCTATTTATTACAAAGATAAGAACGGTAAGAAGATGCTTGCCGTTACTAAGCCTCAACTAGATGCTTGGAAGAAACGTAATAAGGGTCAATTCAAAGGTAATGCACTTACAGCTTGGGCTAACGCTAAAGGTAAAGACTTTAAGAGTTCTAGCCCTACTAGTTCTTTACGTCCTAAGTCTAGACATAATAAGAACACAGCAAAACCAGGAGAGGCAACTGTTCCAAAGGTAACTGTCACTCGTCTAAAATCTAACGTAGAGAAGAGGGCTGAGGCAGCTTTAAACGATACATCAACTAAACCTATGGGCTTTAAGGCAGCAGCAGATAATAGAAGGAATAAGAAGCGATGAGCAGAGTAACTAAACCAATAACTGATCCTAAGACTACAGATGCAACCTTAGAGATTAATAATAGCCTACGAGCTAGGTTAGATAATGATCTTGACTTGCAGCCTGTTGACGTACCTATCATTACGTATACACCTAAGACTGTGGTAACTAAGTAAGATGCCCTCGTCACCGGGATACGTCAGAGACTACAAGAGAGAGTCTAGCATTAGAAGGAGTCCTTTAGAACTCGCTAAGAATGCTTCTCGTAAACGTGCTAGACGTAAGTTAGAGAAAGAAGGTAAGGTTCGTAAGTTTGACGGTAAGGATGTAGATCACCGAAACCGTAACTCTTTGAATAACTCACCTTCTAATCTAGCTGTTAAGAGTGCTTCGTCTAACAGAAGTTTCTCTCGTAAAGCTAATGCTGGTAAGTATGCTGGCGGCTCAAGGAGACGTAATGTCTAATACTCTACTAGCTACTACATTCTTTCATGGTCGTTCTATAACATCTACTCAAGGTGGTGTAGATGCTGATGTTATTTATGTAGTACCTAGTCATTTTGATTCAGAGATAAGCTTAATACTTATTTCTAATGGCTCTACTAGTTCTACAGATATTAGTTTACAAGTCTTTCACGAAGATGAAGGAACCTACACTCACTTACTGAAAGGTCATAAAGTAGAAGGTAATGATAGTTATTCTCCTCTTGTAGGTGCTGAATTATATTTACATGCTGGAGATACTCTATCAGCGTACTTAGATAGCTCTGCAACTTCTTCATCTTTTGAAATATCTATATCAGGTAGGCAATACTTTAATCCAGTAAGAAAGCGTGTATAACTATGGCTAAAATTAGTTTAAATGAGAAACAAGAGAAGTTCTTAGAGGTACTCTTCTCAGATGAAGTTAAAGGTGATCCTGCTAAAGCTAAGAAGTTAGCAGGGTATAGTGCGTCCCATAGCACTCAAGCAATAACTACCGCACTCGCTGATGAGATAGCTTCTTTAACTCGTAAGTTTATAGCTAACAGTGCAACTAAGGCAGTCTACACTATGTATAATGTCTTAGATAGAGATGCTGATATGCTAGGAGTTAAGGAACGTATGTTAGCAGCTAAAGACTTATTAGATAGAGCAGGGTTTGTTAAGACAGACAAGGTAGAGGTAACAGCAAAAGAACCTCTATTTATCCTACCATCTAAGAAAAGTGATGATGAGGAGTAATTAACTCTTGACAATCTATTTGAGATGTGATATAAATGGCTGATAAATCAGAACAACTACTGACTAACACTCCTGACAGAAAGAAAGAGATAAGGCGTCTCAACGGCTGGATGATACCTAAGAAGGGTGAGAACGGCGAATATTACCCAGTAGCTAGGTACGGAAGGTTTATACCTTTTGGGTACTATCAAGACCCAGAAGATGAGTATATCCTAATACCTATCCCCGATGAGTTAGACTTACTTGAGCAAGCTAAACGTTATCTCTTTGAGTATAGTTACAGGTCAGTAGCGAAATGGTTAAGCGACAGAAGTGGTCGGTATATATCTCATGTAGGATTACAAAAACGTGTCAAGCAAGAACAACTCAGGAGGTACCGGGCGAGCAGTCAGAGGAACTACTCCAAGCGGTATAAGGAAGCCAAGGAAGCGGCAGAAAAGCTCGAAGCGCGTATTGGAGGTAAAGCCACAAGATACTTCTCTAAAAACTCTCCAGAAGGAAGAGAGCAGCAAGACGAAGAAGAGAACTGTACCAGCGACAGCAACACCTGAGCCTATTAACGTAAGGGCTGCACAAGAGATCATCTTCGCAGCTAATCCCGGCCCACAGACAGACTTTCTAGCATCTAATGAACAAGAGGTGTTGTATGGTGGAGCAGCGGGAGGCGGTAAGAGCTACGCAATGGTAGCTGACCCAGTACGTTACTTTAACAACTCAAGGTCAAGGGGTCTGCTAGTACGTAGGAGCACTGAAGAACTAAGAGAGCTTATATCAGTTTCTAAACAGTTATATCCTAGAGCTATACCTGGTATTAAGTTTATGGAGAGAGATAAGACTTGGGTAGCACCAAGTGGAGCTACTCTCTGGATGTCATACCTCGACAGAGATGATGACGTTATGAGATACCAAGGTCAAGCTTTTAACTGGATTGGATTAGATGAACTTACACAGTGGCCTACTCCTTACGCTTGGAACTACATGAGGTCACGTCTACGTACAACAAAAGAATCAAACTTACCTTTATATATGAGAGCTACGACTAACCCGGGTGGCCCAGGTCACCATTGGGTTAAGAAACTGTTTATTGATCCGTCACCAGCTAATAAGACCTTCTGGGCTACAGATGAGTACGGAGAGACGATATGCTGGCCTAAAGGTCACAGCCGACAGGGAGAACCTCTATTCAAACGTAGGTTCATACCTGCTAATTTGTTTAATAACCCATACCTAGCTGAAGATGGTATGTACGAAGCTAACTTGCTCTCAATGCCTGAGCACCAACGTAGGCAACTACTAGAGGGTGACTGGAGTATATCTGAGGGTGCAGCCTTTACTGAGTTTAATGCAAAAGATCACGTAATAGAGCCTTACGACATACCTAACGAGTGGTCTAAGTTTAGAGCGTGTGACTACGGCTACGGAAGTATGACAGCAGTGTTATGGTTTGCTGTAGCTCCCTCTGATCAGATAGTTATCTACAGAGAGTTATATGTTAATAAGACTACAGCAGTTGACTTAGCTGACATGATACTACAGGTAGAGCGTGGAGAGAAGATACGTTACGGAATGCTTGATAGCTCTCTGTGGCATAAGCGTGGAGACACAGGACCATCATTAGCTGAACAGATGATACACCGTGGGTGTCGTTGGAGACCTTCTGACAGATCAAAGGGTTCACGTATTGCTGGTAAGAACGAGATACATAGAAGGTTACAAGTAGATGAGTTTACTGAGGAAGCTAGGATAGTCTTCTTTAATACTTGTAGAAACATTATAGCTGAAATACCATCATTACCTTTAGATAAGAATAACTTAGATGATGTAGATACTAAAAGCCCGATAGATCACGGGTACGATGCGTTAAGATACGGGTTGATGAGCAGACCTAGAAGTAATTTGTTCGACTATGACCCTGCAATGGGTAGTGGAGGTTACAATGCAGCAGATTCAACTTTCGGGTACTAATAAGGATATTATAATATGAATGAATTTGATAATGACTTTGAAGAGTATGATGAAACATCTGATACAGTTATGGAAGAGTCTGTTTCTTCTTCTGTGGGTGACATTAGTCCAGATGACACTACTGATGAGTCAGTTGGTTCAGTCGTATCCTATATCACAGAAAGGTTTCGTAAGGCTGAGACCTCTCGCTATCAAGATGAAGAACGTTGGGTACGTGCTTACAGAAACTACAGGGGGCTATATGGTCCCGATGTTAGATTCACCTCTACTGAAAAGTCTAGGGTCTTTGTTAAAGTAACTAAGACTAAAGTACTAGCTGCCTACGGTCAGATAACTGAAGTTCTCTTCGGTAACAATAAGTTCCCAATTAGCATAGACCCCACCACACTCCCAGAGGGGGTCGTAGAGGCTGTTCANTTCGAAACTGACCCTAACCTACAGAAAGCTAACGCTGGACCCTCTGAGGAGCCTCCTACGGCCTCTCCTAGTATACCTGAGGGTGAGGATANGTTAAAACCTGGNGAAACANTAATTGATCTACAAGAACGACTAGGTTCGTTTAAAGATAAGTTAGAACCAGTAGCTGACCAACTAAAAGAAGGTGAGGGTACTACTCCTACTCAGATAACTGTTAGACCAGCCCTAGTAGCAGCTAAGAAGATGGAGAAGAAGATACATGACCAACTAGAGGAGTCTAATGCCTCTAAGAAGTTACGTACAGCAGCCTTTGAGTGTGCATTACTTGGTACTGGTATTATGAAAGGACCATTTGCTCTAGATAAAGAATACCCTAAGTGGGATGAGCAAGGAAATTACAAACCTCGTATTAAGACTATACCTTCATGTGACTCAGTATCTGTTTGGAACTTCTACCCTGATCCAGATGCTGCTAGTATGGATGAGGCTGAATACGTAGTAGAACGACATAAGATGTCTAGATCACAACTAAGGGGTCTAAAGAAACGTCCATTCTTCCGTGATAATGCTATTGACTTAGCTATGTCTTACGGAGAGTCCTACAAGAAAGAATGGTGGGAAATGGCAATGGAAGACGACAGTACCGATCAAGGTTCTGAGCGTTACGAAGTATTAGAGTTTTGGGGATACGTAGATCGTATTATTCTAGAAGATCACAACGTAAAGATACCAAAAGAGCTAAAGAAAGCAGAACAACTTAATGTTAATGTTTGGGTATGTAACGGTCAAGTATTACGACTAGTAATGAACCCGTTTAATCCTCAGATCATTCCTTATTATGCAGTTCCATACGAAGTTAATCCTTACTCCTTCTTCGGTGTAGGCTTAGCTGAGAACATGGATGACACACAGACCTTGATGAATGGCTTCATGCGTATGTCTGTAGACAATGCTGCTCTATCAGGTAATCTAATCTTAGAGATTGATGAAAACAACTTAGTACCCGGTCAAGACTTAGATATATATCCTGGTAAAGTATTCCGTAGGAGCGGTGGTGCTCCTGGGCAAGCTATCTTTGGTACATCCTTTAAGAATGTATCTAACGAGAATATGCAGATGTTTGATAAGGCTAGGGTACTAGCAGATGAATCAACAGGTCTACCTAGCTTCTCTCATGGACAGACAGGTGTATCTGGTGTTGGTCGTACAGCGTCAGGTATCTCTATGCTTATGTCTGCTGCTAACGGTTCTATCCGTACAGTGATTAAGAACGTAGATGATTACTTACTAGGTCCACTAGGTAAAGCATTCTTCTCATTTAATATGCAGTTTGACCATGACCCAGAGATCAAGGGAGACCTAGAGGTTAAAGCCCGTGGTACTTCTTCATTAATGGCTAATGAGGTACGTAGCCAGAGGTTAATGCAATTCCTTCAAGTAGTACAGAACCCAGCCTTAGCTCCATTTGCTAAGATGGATTACTTAGTACGTGAGATTGCTGCATCAATGGACTTAGACCCTGATAAGGTTGCTAACAATACTGCTGAGGCTGCTATACAAGCAGAAATACTCAAGAAGTTCCAAGCTGAGAACCCACAGGAAATGCCACCTCAGGCTGGCGGTGGAGACCCTACACAGAAAGCACCAGGTGGAGACCCTAACGGTAACGGTGGGGGTAACATAGGTACAGGTGGTGCTCCTACTCCAGGTGAAGCAGGTTTCACAGGTAATGGCGGTGGAGAGCTAGAGGCTTCCTTAAGTTCATACTTAAATAGTAGCGATGGTGGTCAATAATGGATGCTAAGTTATTATTAACTATCATAGCTATAGCCAAGAAGGAAGCTGGTGCTGTAGCTAAAGATAACAGAGAGTTGGAACGTACTGTTACCGCTAAGTTACAGGAGTTTCACAAAAAGTCTCCTATCCTAGATACACCTAAGTTCCATGTGAAAGGTGGACAACTTATATGCTCTTGGTCTTCAGGTCTAACATTAGACTTAGGTAATATAGTTGGACCTCAAGGTACTAAAGGTGACAGAGGTGATAAAGGCTTACAAGGTCCAGCAGGTGTTGATGGCGTTAAGGGACGTGATGGCGTAGATGGCTTAGATGGTCACGACGGTGTTGACGGACGTAACGGTAAAGATGGAGTACAAGGTCTATCTGGTAAAAACGGAAGTAAGGGACCACAGGGGCCAGAGGGTAACCAAGGGCTGACTGGACCACAAGGTCCAAAAGGTGAAGATGGACGAGAAGGGCTAGAAGGTCCAGCAGGTGAAGATGGTGTTGACGGTCTAGACGGAGAAGATGGAGTCGGAATAGACAAAGCTTACGTAAACGATGAACATCACCTAATAGTT